TTGCAATCGTTCCGCCACGCTCATAGTGCTGTATTTGTCAAAACAGATCATCTTAGGGCGATACTGTTTTGCCCAGTCATTGACTTCCACAGCCATCTTTAGCTCGTCAATGGCGACTTGACTCTCAAACTGTGCAATCACGCCCACGGCAATCTTGCCATCCTCGCGTATCTGTCCTGCAACAAGTGAAGCCATCTTTTTATTTACCGAAATGTCCATTCCGAAAATTGTCGGTAGTCCGGGTGCAATTTCTAGCTCTTGGACTGTCAAATCTTCAAAGGCTCTGTAAGGCCATGGCGATTTAAGCGCGCTAACCCATTGACACAGCGTTTCTGTACGGCTTGCTTCCACGCTAGATGTTGCAATAGCTTCGGCAATCGTTTCTTCATCTATCAAATAGCCTAAAGCGGGATTTGCCTGATACCACGCGTCTTTGTCGGTTATCTTTGCCCAATCATCGGCTGAATACTCCCAAAAGCCCATAGTAGGCGGCGGATAGCTTAGACAGCGGCTTCTAAGGTCATTTAAGACTGTGCTGAACGCATCACCGGCGTTGCTAGTCATAAAGATCTGACTGTTAGGGCGGGCGCGGGTTATCGGCTTAGCCGCAGTCCACGAATCTTCATCCACTTCGCGAAGTTCATCAATGTAAAGTAAGTCAGCCGTTTTTCCGCGAGATCCGTCACGCGTTGCCGCGACTATCTCGTACCGAGCGCCCGAAAGCAGCTCCACCGATTCCTGACCATTAGCCACGCGGATCTGTTTAACCTGCGCCATCAGCGCGGGATTATCTTCTATTACGTCAACGACCTTGCGAAAGGTATCAAGAGCCATGCCGCGATTAGATGACATTGCAACTATATTCATTTCACCGAAAATAAACAACCCAGCAAGGATGCGGATGCGTGCTAGATGAGTCTTCCCGTTTTGTCTTGCCACCAAGCATAGGCAGGTCTTCCGCCGCCACCTATTGTCTTTGTCGACCTTGAGCATATCCGTTAAGACGTATTCCTGCCACGGCAGTAGCTCTAGCTTGCAATCTTCTAGGAATTTCTTTATTTCATCAATCCTAGATGCGCCTTTAAGCGGTGCGTTTTGTAATCGTGGCTTGGTAGCGCCCTTGCGTGCCTTCTTCAATTAGCCCCCGACCGGTCTGGACTGATAAAGGGTGAGTCTGGATCAATTCGGACTGAAGTATGTCCGTTTTGCACCAATTGTCGCTTGTTTGAACCGATTGGGGAGTTTTGATCAATAAAGGCAGGGGGGGTAGAACGTTGTGCTAAAAAAACGGCTTCGTCTTGATCCTTCTTTTGAATATTGCACCTTCGACACGCACTAGTGCAATTATCCAATGAATCCTCGCCGCCCTTGACTTTTGGCACACGATGATCAACTTCAGTAGCCACGTCACCACAATAAGTGCATGTGTAACCATCACGTCTTAATACCTGCAATCGTAGTTTCTTCCAATGGCTTGTAGCTCTATATGGCTTTAATGCCATCCCTTACGCTCCCAATGTGCATAAGCTTTACACGCATCACCTTGATAACGATGCTTAATGTAATCAAGATGTGCATCTATCTGCTTAATAGGACTAAGTGTGCCATACCATTTAGATCGCATCTGACCTAATCCATAATGGCTACCATTTCTAGCCTTATAGTTCCATCTACTCTCATGATGTATCAGATAGTTATAGCATTGGAATTGTTCCCAACTCATCTTGTTATACGCATATAACTTTATATTCATAACGTGAAGTGGCTTTTGTTTGGCATTTGTATAACTTGTTACGGCAACGCTATGTGTCATTGCTAAAGCCAAAATGACAATAGAGCGCCCCAATGCTCGCCGCGCGGCGCCGCTGCCTTTCAGGCGGCGCGAGCGTCTGAGCATACCAAGCGTGTCAAGTCTATTTACAAAACCGCAGGTCACATGGCGTGTCGCGTTTCTAATTGTCGACATTTGTGCATGACTCACATTTCTCACGATTGCCGTAGATCCATAACCCACAACCTGTGCATCGGTGAATTAATTTCGGTTCAGTAGCCATTAGCTTTAAGTAAGTAAACAAGATCTTCAACACGGAGAACTGCCACCCAATCATCGATGGCAGCTTCCCCTTGACCATTTAGGCGCATAACGGCTACGCCTAGTCCCTTGGTCTTGCGGTCTTTTAACTGCTGCATACAGGATTTTGGATCAAATTTAGACCGGGCTTTGACTTCAATGTCTAATCCGTCAATGCCTTGAATATCTGATCCTGCTGCACCTGATCCGACCTGATGGGCGTGTACCCATCCATGATCACGCAAATATTGTGCTAATATTCGCTCGCTTTCGCGTCCTCTTACCTTACGCGATTTGCTCACTAGTTTGTCCTAACATGACAGGTGCGACACTCGCACGGCTTACTTGCCCCCGCAAGTATAGGCTCATTGCAATTGTCGCACACGTCTAATCGTGCGTCTAATACCAACATTATTCATCACCGCCTTCATATTGTGATGCATATTCACGTTCACAGCTAATGCAATAGTCTGGGTACAGCAATGCTGATTGCTTACAACCCAAACAAAATCCTGCTCTCATATTTGCCCTTCCAATCGGATAAAAGTCACGCGTTCCTCATGCATGGCTTCGGCACAATTCTCACAAACTAGATGAACGAGATCGTGAGTGCTAAGAAATAACTTTAATGCGCGTGTGGCACGTGCTTGATGGCAGTACCAGCATTTGTTTGACTCAATCCGAGCCAAATGATCTGCTAAACAGCTTGCACAAGCCCTTGTGCTGTCGCCATCCGGGCATGGCTTGGCTTCAAGAATGATTTTCTTGTATAACGCGTAACGACTCATCCCGCCACCAAATCTTCATCTTCAGGTCTGAAATGCCATTTGCCACTAGCATCAATGACCATCCATAACATCTTGCATTGTTCGGCTTTGCGCTTCATAGGAAGACTGCAACCCCAACCACGATAAGCACCATTTTTACCAAAGCCTTCACGCAAGACACGAGAACCATGCTTGCATTGCGGCACAGGTTCGGCAGAAAATGTCTGCTGAACAAGATCAACTGCATCCTTAAAAGCGGGTTCAATGTCAGCCGGTGGCTCAATTGTTGTATCCCAGATGATTTCAGATTCTTTGTTCGTAGCACTTAGAAACTCCTTCTGTTCTTCGGTGCGTACGCGTATGGGTGCAGCACTTGCTTTAGACTCATTAACCTTAGCCATTTCCAGACTGCTTGCTCGCTTTCCCTTAGCAGATAGTCCGAGATTTGCCAAGCATCGTCCAATTGCAGAAGTCTCACAATTTTCAAACCAGAAATCACGATCAACGCCACGATCCTTGCGAGCGCCACGCGCATAACCAACAGCGGAAGCCGCACTATCAACATGGGTACGGTAAGCAATCGCCTTAAAGACAACAATGCCCTTTTCATCATCATTTGTAATTAACTCCGTTAGGATCGCGCCATCCGGGTAGGTTTCATAGAACTTATGGATGCGCGTGTCCACATCTTCGTAATCATTCAAATTGAACATCTAATTCCTGCTTTCCTTGTTTGTAATCGAGCTGCTCTTTGAAAGTCCAAGTCGTGCCATCGTGCCACGTCTGGGCTTCCTTAGCGCAAGTAAAACAGTAATGCCTGTCAATGACTTTGCCGTGGACAAATGACGTGATTGTCCAAACCGCTTGCGTTTGCCCTCTAACATCCTTCACGCCCCATCTTTGTTTGCAATAGCAACACCAAGTTCCTTTTCTACTCGGCGTAATCTTTGCCATAATCAGCCCAATCCGTTCCAAGCGCCATCTCGCCCGCGAGCGCGGCGTAGGATACGAGATCAATAAAACTATCCCTGTTTGGAGTTTCAACGATTCTCGACACTTTAACCAACGCCATGCAGATACACACGTCCAACGGATCAATTTCCCGTCCGTAATAGCTAGACCATAGCTCAGCGATTCGCTTGATATTAACTGCGGGATGTCCGTACTCAAATCCTCGCTCGTCAATAATGTCGGCTGCATCAGTCAATAAATCTTTCGCTTTGAACGACTTTGCCTCTGACGTACCCTTTTGCCCATCCATCTTGATAACCCTTCTCATAGATTTTGCTTGCTACGTACCACACTAATAGAAGCCCAACAAATAACCATGCAGTGATGTAAGCGATTTGTTCGGCAGTAAAGTTATTCGACATCTGCACTCACCCCGTGTACATCGAGAAAGTAAGCAGCCAAAACTTCACGGCTCAAACGTCCGCGCTCTTGACTGATGCCCAGCTTTGATTTTGCATATTCTCTAATGAAGGATGCCTTCACATAGTGTTTACCGTCCGTATATGCACCGGACTTACGGTCGAACCGTATGATGCCCATTCAAATCCCCTTTCAAATAGGATTTCAAATCCTATTTTGAAGGGTTCAAATGCTATTTGTCAATTGGCGACACGCCGTTATCCAAACCGCTTTCCTTCAACAATAAAGCTGCCGTCACGCTCAACAGGTATGGCGACAGGCTGCACCCGCTTACGATCAACGTAAATGATGCCAAAACCTTTCTGCCAATTCATCGTACCTTTAGTGTAATAAGCCTTAGTTTCATCCATTAAATGACCGACTTCAAAGCCTGTCAGGATACCGGTTAAAACGCCCCCAGAAGCCGTTGTAAAGGACGAAATGCCCTGCCTGTGGGTGTGACCACATACCACCGACTTACCATGCCTCTTAGCGGCTTCTAGGGCTGTTAAACCGCCTTGTGGCTTAGTGCTTTGCTCGTCCCCGTGAACCATCACCCAATCCTCATGGAACTGATAGGGCTTGTGGTGGTATTTAATGCCTAACTCGTCTAGGCGTAGAAACCGCTCGATTGTCAGCTCAGGCAACCCAATTAAGCCGGGTAGGCGTTTGCTTAGTGAGTTGTAGAGTCTTGCGCTGTGGTTTGATCTACTGAGATGTTGAACTTGCAGTTCGGATAAAACTTCGACAGTTCTGTCACGATCTCGACCAATGCTTCCCGACCACTCATCCCGACCGGTACTCCACCGGCTAATTGTTTGGAAGTCGATTTCATCGCCCACGCATAAAACGTCATCAGGCTTGTATTTTCTGATGAATTGGGCGACATTCTTGACTGCTTTCTTATCTTCAAAGGGGACTTGCAAATCGGATATAACGACAATGCGCTTAATCGTCCTCGTCCTCATCCTCGTAGGGCGACTGATCTGGATTAGGGATAATCCAATCGGGAAGGCGCATCTGTTCCTCTATGTACCAGCGCGACTTATCTTC